CCCATATTGGGGGATCTCTAAGTACTTAATTGTACTTGACGCCGACAGGCGTCATGACAGGAGCCTAAAAAGAGTGTCTGCCGTTGCTGCCTTAGGATTGAAGGGTCGACCCGGATTGATCGGTAAAATGATCACTACGGTTCGAGTTACCCATCAAAACTCTGGTAACGTGGTAGAAAACTCCTCTGTAGGCCCCGCCGCGTCTGTGACCCACTATGTCGCGTCCATCCGGACGCCATTTTGGGCGACACTTAAGAAATCCGAACGACCAATAAACCATTTTGATTCCGAGTTTCAGCTCGATCAAAAGGTTGCCGGTTCATACGCTTTTCTTACCGGTCCTTTAGGGAATTACAGCTACTACCAGTATTCTGGTGATATGACTGTAACCGGTCGGTACCCCGAGTTATATTTAGACTTGAAAGAGTCTGATGTTCCTCTGAATACCGAAGACGAGGCTGTCGGGCGATGTTTAAAAGCTATCTCAAAGATGCAGATAAACCTCGCTCAGGCGTTTGCGGAGCGCAAGAAGACTGCTAATCTTCTGGTGAAGTCAATCAATCGATTGGCCTCATTTGCTCTGCAAGTCAAGAAAGGAAACTTTCTTGCCGCTAACCGTATCTTGTTCTCTCGAACGGGTCATGAATTTTCGACTATTCTTGGTCGGAAAACCCCAACGAGCAAATCAAGTAATACGGAGGTGCTTGAGGCTTCGCGCAGCCTTCTGTCAAAAGCCGGCCCTGCTACCAAACGCCTCCAAAAGAAGCGTATGGACCAGTATGGTAGGCCTAGATTGAAAAAGGATGCAGAAAACCTCTCCAAGGATGATTTCGGGTCAGTCTGGCTCGAATACTCCTATGGATGGCGCCCGCTAGTGAAGGACATTTACGGCGCTGCCGAGCTTATGGCTCGAACGTACGATCCGTACTTCACTAGCAAGCCGTCTTTACAGACGGTGCAGGGATCTTGTGTGAAAAATGGGCTTCTCATGAAGGCTCATAATCACTTCACCGGGTATACGACCTACTCGTTCTCGGCCACTGGTCCTGTGGACCAGCGTACGAAATGTGTAGTGCGTTACCAGGTGGATGACCCTGCGGCAGATGCCCTTCGACGTACAGGGATTAGCAACCCTGCACTTCTTGCTTGGGAGATCATTCCTTACTCTTTCGTGATCGATTGGATTCTTCCGATCGGCTCATATTTGGAGCAGGTGAATGCCACCTCAGGCTTGAAGTTTCATAGTGGCTATATGACCACTTTGAGGACTTGGGATCTGACGTCCAATGTGCGTGAAAGTAATATAGACGGCAGTTCGGCCGGAACTCACTTTCGGAAAGGTGCAAGGATAAAAAGGCGTCGTCTCGACTCCTTTCCCTCAGCTATCTTCCCGTCGGCGAAGCTCAACCTTAATGCTAGTCAAGTTACTTCTGCCATTGCTTTACTTAACCAAATCTTCGGGCGGAAATAATTCTGATCGAAGTAAGCTATATTATAGCTTCTCTCTGAAAGGCCCAAAATGGGTGCTATTGCAAACATCGTCCTGAACGATGCGGAGTCCACTCCTGTGGTTCATACCTTCAAACCGTCCCGTCAGGGGCTGTTGCCGAATGGTCAGAGCGTCGCAGCGTGGGAAGATCGTGCAGTGAACAACGGGACTCCCGTTGGTTACTACAAGATCAACTCGCTCTTTTCGCCTGCCATGAAGCAACGGCCTTCCTATAAGGTGGTTTGGGATCTTGAAACTCCGGTTCTGGAGGTTTTGAGCAACTCGTCGCTTACCGGCTTTGAGCCGGGGCCTCAGATTGCCCATCTCCCGAAGATCCAGGTAGTCTCCTGGTTGCCAGAGCGCAGTGCTCTGCAAGCTCGAATGAACTTGCAGAAGTTGCTGGAGGGTCTCGTTGCATCGACTGCTTTCAAGGCGTCGATCATCGACCTTGACTTCACATACTGACAGCTTGCTGTCATGAAAGACGTCATCATCCTCACCGCCTTCATTATCCTTGTCGGAGTGATTGGCGTTGTTTTGGTAAAACAACAGGTAATCAAGAATGATTCCACTCGGTGCGAAAATCCATCCTCAGCTCCAAGACTTCCTTCTGGAGGCGACTAATGAATGGCTCAGCAAGCTACGGAGTGAAAACTCCATGGCTAGAGATGCAATATCTCTGGCTGCCGTTGATTCCATTTCAAAGAGCATCTTTAAGAAGTTTGTCCCGAGAGAAAGTCGCGATCCTTCTCTTGCAGAGAATGCGAAAAGGACGTTTCTGGCGACAGAAAAATCCTGTAAGCATACGAACGCAAGAATATCCTTATCGACGCGTGGCTTCCACAGCTACGCCGATGCAGCTACTCTTTTGGTTGCTTCGAGAAAAATCGCAAGGATTTTGGGTCGCTTCTCTATAGATGAAATGATCGACCTCGGCCGGTTTGGCCCTGGTTCAACATTTCGATGTAGAGGATCGGATATTTCGAAAGCTCGAAAATTCGAGTGTACGGATTGTACACCAGAGTTCGAGAAGCTAGCGAGAGGCTTGCTAGCCGAGTATCCTCTCTGGGCCTCGTATCTAACGGATAGTGACGGAGCAATCTGTCCTATGTTAGATCCTGTGCCTGGCGGTCGATATCTCACTGTCGCGAAGGACAGGTCTACGGATAGATCTATCATTGTAGAACCAACTATCAATAGCTGGTTCCAGCAAGGAATCGGTGCAATGATTCGAAAACGAATGAAGTCACGATGTGCTGTCGATCTTAACGATCCCAGCGTAAACCGTGACCTTGCTCGATTAGGGTCATTAACCGATGATCTAGCCACTGTAGACCTCTCATCAGCTTCAGATCTAATAAGCATGAAGTTGGTCGAAGACCTGCTACCTGCTGACTGGTTCTTTTGGCTGAATGCTACTCGTAGCCATCGCGTGGAGATTGACGGACAGTGGGTCGAACTGGAGAAGTTTTCCTCAATGGGAAACGGCTTTACGTTCGATCTTCAGAGCCTCATTTTCTACGCTATAGTTTCGACGATTACTGAGCTGAATTCATTCAATCCTTTCTGGGTTCATGTTTTCGGTGATGACATTGTCGTCCCTTCTGGCGTCAAGGATCAACTGATTAACATTTTCGGCGACCTTGGTTTTGAGATCAATGTTTCCAAGAGTTATTTCAGCGGACCTTTCCGAGAAAGTTGTGGAAAAGACTATTTTTTAGGGCATGATATCCGTGGAGTTTATTGCAAACGCCTAAATACCATGTTTGATTTACTAGTCTTCCACAACCGTCTCTTCGAGTGGTCGATACGTACCTCACTTTCTGCAGATGAAGTCATTCAAATCATTCGTGACTTGTTTGACGGATTTCGCGCAAAGACCCCGCCTTTAATCGGTGATCAAGGGCTTACCCATCATTTCGATGAAGTATGTCCCGAGGTCGCTGATTTCGGCTGGGAAGGGTTCAAGGTTCGAATTGCGGTTCCTTTCTTCCGTAAGGAGGAGAGGTTCGGCCGGTTTTTGACCTTGAGCAGACTCCAAGGCTCTCAGTTTAACCAGAACTTCATCGAAGTTCGGGCCTCTGAGGGACCTATAGGGTATCGTTATCGAG